GAAAACTTCAAGAATCTCTCAATGAGTCCATGAAGTTTAGCATTGATCTCAAGAAAGAGATCGCACTCACCGAGTGTGCTGGAATCTTTGTTGCTGAAACCAAGAATCTTGCTGACACTCAAGTCAACAGACTACAAAATTTGATGGAAAATATCAACTTCAACACTCCCGAAGAGTATCGTAATAAGTTGGTAGCCATCAAGGAAAACTATTTACAGGGTAATAGAGTTTCTGCACCCTCTAAGCCAGTTGATGAGGATATGACCTTCTCAAAGACTGTTTCTGCTCCAACAACACTCGTAGAAAACTATGCGAATGTAATGGGTAGATTAAATAAGAAACTATAACTTTACTAATTACTAAATAATTTTAACTCACAGGAGAATTTACTAAAATGCAATTTCAAGACAATACCCCATATGACATTCTAACCGAGAAATGGAATCCAGTGCTCAATCACGAAGCTCTGTCTCCAATCGGTGATGATTACCGTAAGAAGGTCACTGCCGTCCTTCTTGAGAACCAAGAGCAAGCCATTCGTAGCCAACACCTCGCTGAGGATATGAGCTCCGGTAACCTCGGTGGTCCCGCCACCTCTACCGGTTACAACACTGGTGCCGTCTCTGGTTATGACCCCGTTCTAATCAGCCTCGTTCGTCGTTCCATGCCAAATCTCATGGCATACGACATCTGCGGCGTTCAACCCATGACTGCCCCAACCGGCCTCATCTTTGCGATGCGTTCGCAATATGGCGCTGGTCTACCCGGCCTTAGCTATGGTAATAACAATTACACCGAAGCTATGTTCCAAGAACCACAACCAGTATACGGTGGTTCGGGATATACCCTCGCTGGTCTATCATTCGCTGGTATTACCGGTGGTTACGGTCTAAGTGCAGGTTGGAACTATGTCTCAGGTTGGTGTGCAGGACCTCTTTATAGCAGCACTGGCGTAAATTCGTTCAACGCCCTCCGTGGTATGTTGACCAACTTTGGTGAAGGTCTTGGTGGTGGAGCAGCAATTCAAGATCCATATAAGTCATTGAATCAAATGTCTTTCTCCATCGACCGCGTTGCTGTACAAGCCCGTACACGTGCTCTAAGCAGCAACTACTCAGTCGAATTGGCACAAGACCTCAAGGCTGTTCACGGTCTTGATGCGGAAGCCGAACTCGCTAATCTTCTCAGCACAGAAATTCTTGCTGAAATTAACCGCGAGATCGTCCGCACCATTTACTACGTTGCTAAGTCTGGTTCACAACAACCCGATCTCACCAACAAGGGAACTTATAACCTCGCTGGTGACTCGGATGGTCGTTGGTCTGCTGAACGCTTCCGCGGCCTCAGCTTCCAAATCGAGCGCGAGTGCAATGCAATCGCCAAGGAAACCCGCCGTGGTAAGGGCAACTTCATCATCTGCGATAGCGATACCGCAGCTGCCCTTGCTATGTCTGGCTTCATGAGCCTCAGTCCAGCTATTGCTCCTCAACTCAATGTTGATGATACTCAAGCAACCTTTGCTGGTATCCTAAGTGGTAAGATCCGTGTTTACATCGATCCATATGCCCCACTTGGTGCCAACTTCTTCGTTGCTGGCTATAAGGGTGAGAGCCCATATGACGCAGGTATTTTCTACTGCCCATATGTTCCTCTCCAAATGGTTCGTGCGGTTGATCCTAACACTTTCCAACCCCGTGTTGCGTTCAAGACCCGTTACGGAGTTGTTGCAAACCCCTTCGTTCTTAACAGCAGCAATGCTCCAGATGGCGAGACACTATCGCAAGGTCGTAACCAATACTATCGTCTATCTCAAGTTGCCAACCTCCACGGTAACGGAGCCTGATTAGAAGTTAGTAGATAGCGTAAGTTCAAAAACCCTCCCGAGAAATCGGGAGGGTTTTCTTTTATCCATAAATATTTCTATGGCAACCTGCTCAAGTAATACTAATCCACTTTATAACAATTACTTTACTCTTAAATTTAATAGAGGTACTAGCCAACTGGAACTTATGTGCCAGAGAGCAAACCTTCCCGGTATTTCTGTTCCAGATCTAGTTCAACCAACTACTTTGGGTACTACAATTCCAGTTCCAAGTATGGTTGCTGGATTTGAACCTCTGGCAGTGGAATTCATTGTTGATGAAAATATGACAAATTGGAATTCCATATACTCATGGATTCGAAATATTACAAATATTGAAAATGATACTGAATATAATATTGATTATCAAACCTGGCATATTACTGCAACCCTGAACATTTATAGAGGTTCGTTTGGAATTTCTAATAACAGCCCTATAACAATAACTTTTACAAATATTGTTCCAATATATTTGAGTGGATTAAATTTTCAATCTGACAATAGTGATGCAATTATTCAAAAAGCCAATTGCAAATTTAAATATTCGTATTATACAATATCACCCAATCCTCCCGCCATACTTACTTAAAGATAGTCGGTAGGGTTATCAGACCAACTTTCTGGGTTCTCTGGGGGCAGATTTGGGTCAAATGGCAATTTGTTTTGCTCAGGCTTGACTTTACGGCGCTTCTTGCGCTTGGGTTGGGGTGCAGGCTCTTCTGGAGGTAGTTCATTTATAGGGGATTCTTGGTCTTCGTTTGACAATATATCCTCTTCGTCACCCTCATCTAGTAAAATTTCAGCCTCTTCAAAGTTATCTATTAGATCATTGATAAAATTTACAAAATCTTCATTTGTGAATAAATCATTCAACATTTGAAGACCAGATTCGTGTGCAAACTTCATATCATCGGGGAGAGATGAAACTACAGTTTTGGGATCTGTCTGCATTGTCATAAAATAGATCTCATACATCTTCTCTAATTCCAGAGTAGGTGCTCCAATATAAACTATGACATTGCGTGTTAGAGAAATTTCATGACCACGAATATTGGAAAGATAATTTGTTAGTTTGACGTATTCTACCAACTCGCCTTGTTCATCACGAACAACATAAGCTTCAAGCCGAGCAGGCAGTTTAATTGAAATTCTATCGGTGTAAGCCTCATTGACCATACCAATTATTTCTTCACCTGAAGTAAGCTTAACAACTCGCAATACACCGCCAAAAGAATTCTCGGGAAGTGATTCGGACATGTATATGTCCTCCCTTCACTATTATTTATCTTTTAGGGTGTTCTTTAAAGACATGGAAAAGATCTTGTGGTCAAACTTTTCTTTTTTGTATATCTTAACACGTTCTTCAAAGTGACGGAAGATATGGTTCTTATGTTTTAACCAACAAAGATCATCCACAATATCAAAAACTTTTAATGTCTTCTTCTTTGCAGATACTCTTAGACCACGACCAATGCTCTGTAGCAATCTAATTATAGACTTAGTAGGCGAGGCAAAAATAATATTGTCGATATTAACAATGTTGATACCAGCGCTAGTAGTGCCATAACTCGCAACCAGTATAGCATCTCTTTCCGTATCAACGACTTTTCTAATATATTCTCTTGTGTCTGCTTCTGTTTTTCCAGAGATGAAATATATTGGTCTACCGCTTTTTGCTGACTCCAAGAGAGCGGCGAGAGGCTTCCCGTGATCTTCGACGTAATTGAAGAGAACGAGCGTGTTGCCTTTGGTTTTGAGGGCAAGTTCTTTGACAAATTCGTTCCTCTTATTATTAGTTATAATCCACTTTAATTCGTCAGGATATTTTTGCTTTTTGATGAGTTGTTTCTCCTCATCAGTGTACTGCAACAGAATACAGTCGATTCCAATAGTGGCAAGCAATCCCTTGTTCATTAAGTTCTTTGTTTGAATAAATTGAATTGCGGGACCAAGAATACCTTCGATACTCAATCGATGTGCCTGTGCTTGGTCTAATGTTCCTGTTGTACCAATACGAAACCAAGCCTTGGCAAGCTTCTGACCAATCATGTTGATTGATTCTGCTTTGGCTTGATGGCACTCGTCAAAGAAGATGGCATCAAACTGATCAAACCACTCTCTTGGTAGTTTGTATATTGATTGCCACGTAGAGACTACTATCTGTTTATTAGTCTCTTTATCTACACCAGCCGATATCTTATGAAG